TCGTGGTACTAACCCAATAGATGTTGTGTTTGATGAATACTCTGAACAATCAGAAAGAATTTGGACAGAGATATTCCAACCAGTATTAAGAGAGAACAAAGGAACGGCTACGTTTGTTTACACACCTAAAGGAAAGAACCATAGCTGGAAACTACTGCAACTAGCCAAGCAACAGCCAGACCGCTGGTATTCTGACGTGCAAAGTGTGCATGATACTAAGATGTTTACTCCAGATGAGCTAGAAGAGATTAAGCTAAATACACCGATGTCACTCTACCAACAGGAGTATGAGTGTTCTTTCTTAGAATCAGCGTCATCATTTTTTAGACGAACTAGAGAGAATACTTACGAGCCAGAAGATACAGTGGAGTCAGACCACCAGTATCAGTTAGGAGTTGACCTAGCGAAGTACCAAGACTGGACAGTGATAACACCATTTGATTTACACTCATTCAAAATACTTCCACAGGATAGATTCAATCAAATAGATTGGAACTTACAGAAAGCACGTATCGGAGTGGCGTATCATAAATACAATCGAGGTAGAATGGTAGTAGATGCTACTGGAGTAGGTGACCCAATAGCAGAAGACTTGAGTAATCAAGGTATGCAAGTGGAGCCATTTAAATTTACTGAACAATCTAAACGAGAACTATTAACTCACCTATCAATTTTATTAGAACAAGACAAGATTAAAATACCAAATGACCAAGACTTACTTGCAGAACTTGATGCTATACAATGGGGTTTGTCTGAAAATGGAAAAACTAAGATAACTACAGTCGATGGAATGACAGATGATAGAGTAATGTCACTAGCTTTAGCTGTTTGGGGACATCATGCACCGCTATTTTCTTTTGTTGATGATGATATTTCATTGTATAATAGTGATTATCTTTAATAAATATCTATGGACACAGCCAGCCTAGAGCGTGAAGCTATCACAATCGTAAATGAACATATCTCAAAGTATGAAGACCCACAGGTTTTTATTACCGAGCATGTGTCTTTTTCTATCCGACCACTCACTCGTGTATTACGTAAAAACTATTACGGAGTATTCGATAACCCAATAGACAAAGCAACAGGTAGAAAGAAAATCTGGGTGCCTTTGACTATGACTATGTGTGACGGAGTAACTAAGAACTCTGACATTGATACCAAAGATGCTACATTTACCTCTCGTAATCGTAACGGACAAGCAGCTACTGAAATCACTAGAGCTACTGTTAGGCGTGAGTTAGATGATACATACTTCGGACAAGACCTAGACATGGCTATTCGTACCCTATCCGTTGACCCTACTATCGTATGGAAGCTCACACCATACAAGAAGAATAGGAAGACTCACATTAACCGCCAACAGATTGATATTTTAAACGTATACATTGACCCTTCAGCTAAATCACTCCAAGAAGTAGACTTCGCAGAACGGGCTTTGATGACCAAAAAAGAGATGGAGAAGATGACTGACTGGATAAATGTAGACAAAGCTGTGGAACAAGAGAACTTGTCTCGCTTTGATGACATCTCAAAATCTACAGTATCAACTGGAAAGATGGTGGAAGTGTATGAGTTTTATGGAATGATTCCTAAAATCCTTATCACTGGTAAGAAAAAGGATAGAAAAGAAATGGTTGACGGTAGGATTGTCACCTCTGGCTCAGGTGAATCAGCTGTACTTCACTTTATTGAACAAAACACTCAAAAAGATAAGTTGGGTAATATCATCAAGCCATACGAAGAAGGCTGGTACACTAAACTCCCTTGGAGTTGGTATGGTATATCTCCAGCATGGAAAGTGCTTGACCTACAAGAATACGTCAACGCTACTGTAAACATTCGTATCAACCGAAACACAGTTGCACAATACGGTATATTCAAGATGAAAGAAGGTGCTGGTATCAGACAGAAAGACTTTGCTCGATTGGGCAGTAACGGAGTTATTAAGGTGCGTGACATGAACGACCTTGAACAGTTCCAAGTACAAGAGGTCGGGCCGGGGTCTTATCGTGATGAAGAGATAGCTAAACAGTGGGCTAGTGAAGTAACTAGTGCCTTTGATATTGTGCGTGGTGCACCAAGTCCATCTAGTGCCACCGCTACTGCTCAAGCAATCGAAGACCGAAACTCAAAATCTGCTTTCTTACTAATTAAAGACTCTATTGGATTCTTCCTAGTGAAAGTCATTGACCGTCATTATTTGCCACATGTACCAAAAATGGTTAAAGAGAACGGCACTGTGCGTATCTATGGTGATATAGACAACATTGAGGAATTGCGTGAACGAGTACTCTCATACCTTGCCATGCAAGAGTTAGAGAAAACTAATGTTGTACCAACTCAACAAGAATTAGATGACGTCATTTCATCTCTAGAGAAAAAACTAAGGGCTGACCATAACCTTTTCATTGACGCTGTAGATGATATTATTATTTCGTCACTAGACACCAAGATTTCATTTACTAATGAGGAAATGGATAACGCCATCATTGCTCGTAACATTATCGACATGATGCGTATAGTGCCACCAGAGTATCAAAAGCCAATGGTGGAGCAAGTATTTGACCTGTTTGGATTAGAACGACCAAGAATCAAAGAACAACCGCAACTACCAGCAGGAATGGAGCAAGGGGGTGAGCCTACCGGAGGTTCACCTTTAGGAATGCCAACTGCACAAACAATGGCAACCGCCGCTAATACAATGCAAGGACAATGAAAGATATAGAAACAGAAGATATAGAAATAACTAAACAGAACCATAAACTTCTGTCTTTAGTAGAACACCCTGTGTGGGGAACCTTTACCAGTCTTATTAAAAAAGACTTAGAAGCACTTGATTCTATTTCAACACTAATACCACAATCAAAGAACCGTGAAGAGCTATTGCGTGAGGTGGAAGTTAGATACCACACAATTGAAATGGTTCGTGGTATAATATTGAGCACCATCGAACGTGCTAACAATGCACAGATGGATATAGAAGAAAACAAATCAGATATAATCAACTATGTTGAACTGTAACACCTCTAACGGTTCCGCATGGAACCGATTATAAGAAGAAGGACATAAGCAAGTTTTGTATATATGCCAGAAGACAATCAGCCTATCACCGACACTTCATTTGAAGAAGGTGGAGGAAATGTTGAAAGCGGAGCACTAACGCTAGACCAACTTAATACTCAACTCAAGACTCAGTATAAAACCCTAGACGAAGCCGTCAAAGGACTGATAGAGACAAAGAATTATGTCGGAAAAGCTGGTGCTGTTGAGAAGGAATATAAGGCTCTAAAAGATTCGCTCGGACAGAATACTGGCGAGTTCATTACTAAAGAACAGTATGAACAGGATTTATTCTACTCCAAGCACTCTGACTTAGAACCCTATAAGGACATTATCAACGCAAGGGCAAAGGACTTAGGAGTCCGACCTGCCGATGCAATCGAGAGTGACCCATCCCTAAAACAGACACTAGAAAAGTTACGTGGTTTTGATAAAACAGAAAGTGCAAAGTCCGTCCTAATGTCAAACCAAAGACTGGGACAGGTGACTGACAACCTTGAAAAAGCTCAAAAAGCTCAAGCGGCTGGCGACCATCGTACCGCAGAGTCTAGCGCAGTTAGCGCAGTAATGGAGACATTCAAATAGTCACTCGTTCCAGCACTAAACACATATGGCTGGAAACTTTGTAAATTCATATGGTGATACTTCAGTACGCGAAGATGTTGTATTGAACGCCATTGAAATTTTAACCGCTCAAGAAACCCAAGTAACGAACATGCTTGGTCGTGGCACTGCCATCGCAACCGTTCACAGTTACCTTACTGACACATTACGTACTCCAGCGAGTGCCGCTGTATCAGAGGAAGGTGACTTTGCCGCTACTGGACAGACTACACCTAGTCGAAAGACTAACACTGTTCAGATTACTGCAGTTCCTTTGAAAGTATCTCGAACACAGCAACAAATCCAACACTACCACGGTCAAAATGAGCTCGAACGACAAACTCGCAAGGCTCTATTGGACGTCGGTAATGCCTTTGAATTTGACCATGTTCGTTCAACTCTAGTATCTGGAGTTTCAGGTACAGTACCTAAGATGGAGGGTGTTATCGCTCACATCTCTAAGAGTACAAACACTACTGCACACACTTCTGGAACAGTCTTTAACGCAACTATCCTAGATGGCTTGCTAAAGAACCAGTGGTCAAACAGTAATGGAGATACTGCAACTGACCTTATTGTATCTGCTGGAATCAAGCGAACACTTGATGATTCAGTACAAAAGAGTAACACTGTTATCAACGCTCCAAACGGTCAAACAGAAATCGTTAAAATGACTTCTGTATACACCACTTCATTTGGTCGTCTAGCAGTTCACGCTCATCGATACGTATTCGTGTCAGGAACAGACGCTACTGACCGTGTTCTCGGTATCAACCGAAACAAGGGAGCTGTAGCATGGCTAAAGATGCCATACATCGACAACGACCTAGCTCGTTCTGGTGACTATGACATCAAGGCCGTAGTTGGAAAGGGTACATTCGAATGTGCAAACCAAGATTCATTCTTCTTTGCCAACGGATTCCTAATCAGTTAGTAGACAACTAAATAGCGACATCCCACGCACAGAGAACCACCTTGACAGGTGGTTTTTTGTGGTAGTATATAGGTATGAAAGAGATAACAAAGAAGCGGATTATCAGTATTGTTAAAGGGTATCGTAAACTATTTCCTAAACAATACGAAATGGCGGCTCAAGCTAATCGACAAAGAGCAAGAGACCAAAAGACAGGTTGGGGAGAAACCTTAGAGAGTAGCTCAATCATAGAGCGTGAGGAGTTACGGATGCCAACAGATTTGCACACTATTATTTATAGTAGACTTACTCCTGAAGAACAGACAGAACTAGAGACAGATAGAGGGATGTTATGGTTCAAGCGGACATTCCCAGAGTGGGTTCCTAATCTTAAAAAAGAATAATATGAAAATAGCATTTGCAGCAATTTGCAAGGGTACAGATAGAGAGGCTAATTTGTTAAACAACTTATTAGCGAGTGTTAAACCGTATGTAGACGGTGTTTTTATTACCATCACTCAACCAAACGAAAGAGTTAAACAGGTAGCTGAAATGTACGGAGCTACTATCTCTCACTTTAATTGGACAAGTGACTTCTCAGAAGCTCGCAACTTTAACTTCCAACAAGTACCTAAGGAATACGATTACATTATGTGGGGAGACGCCGATGATGAGTTCATGGGGCTAGAAAAGTTAAAGGAAACAATGCAAGAACATAAAGCCGA